CAGACATGTTACCTGCTGGGTTACCTACTGCTGTTATTGAAGATATTGTTGCAAAATATCCAGTACTTGTTGCTGTGCCAGTATCTGCTCCAGTAACAGTTTCTGATAAAGCATCTCCATTAACATCCGTTCCTACAACTGTAAATTCAATTCCTGAATCGTCACCTGCACTTAAAAGTGTAATTTGTCTAGCTGTGCCAGTATCTGCTGTATAAGCGCCTCCAGAAGTTAATGCTCCACCTAAAGTAAGTGCTGCATTATTTCCAACTGCTGCTGCAGTCGATAAACCATCAGCGTCGAGCGCTGTAGTCGTAATTACTGCAGATGATTTTAGATCTGTTGCCATAAATTTTCTCCTAACTTTATTAATTAAGATGGGGCCGAAACCCCATCTTAAAATTATTTATTATTCAAACAATAGTCTGCTAATTGTACTATAACTAACGTCTATTGATGCGGCAGCGCCGTCGCCAGCTTCAATCCCTATGTAAGGAATTAAATCAATGTCGTTTTTCATTGCTGCACCCTTTTGAGTGTTCGCATTTGTAGCTGAATAACTTGTTGCAATAGTTGCCTGAGTTGTTCCACTTACTTCAGTTGAACCATCAAAAGCTGTTATTGCAGTTTGAGTTACACTGTATTGTCTGCCATTTACAAAAATGGATGGTTTTCTATCGCTATCAATCGAAATTTTGAAATGATAGTTCGTGCTAACTGCTACTGTAATACCTGTGTTAGTTAGGTAGTCAGTGCCGTTAACAGAATAGATAAAGTACCATGGTGTAAAGTCATCGAAGTTTTGCCCATTCGTTGCGTCAGTCGAAAAATAAAAATACGCCTGATCCGCATCCGTTTGAGGCAATTGATCATTAGTCAATTTTAAACCAGCCCAAACTTTTTGGTTGTCGATAGCCGAACTTGTTCGAACTAAAGCTTCCCATTCAACTTGGTTTTCAGTACCCCATTTGACACCCGTCCATGCTGTTTGTCCACTGTCTAAGTGTGGGCATGCAATCGCTTGGTCTTGGTCAGCACCTGCTGTTGCTAGATTTACTGCTGCAATCGTTGCACTTCTAGTAGCTAACGCTGTAGTCATGTTAGTACCTAATACTTCAAAGTTAACGTTTTTACCTACTGCTGTTGAACCAGCTTTGAAAACTTTAACATACAATGTTCCAGATCCAAGGTTTATGTCGCCACCTGTGAAGTTTCCTAAAACAACTGTAACTGTGTTTGCTGCTGTTACTGATGCCGTTATAGTTAAGTCTACAACATCAACACTCATTGTTGCGACAGCAAAGTCTCCTGTCATTGCTGCACCTGTAACTGTTACGTCTTCTGTTAACTCATTACCGTCTCCTAAGTTGCCCCAGTCTTTTGTTTCTGATGCTTCAAGGTACGAGTTAATAGCCGGAAGTTGATTGAACCACTCGTCAAGATAATATCTTCGAGAGTCTTTCATTCCGCTTTGGACCGTTCGATCAGAAACAAGACCTGTAGATGCAGTTTTACTGACAATCTTAAAGTTGTTTTCGGATCGTACCGGACCGTTAAATGTACTATTTGCCATTTTATAATCCTCCTAGTTTTGCGAACGTAGTCTCTAGGCCGTCGACTATACTCGTCTACGTTCTATTAATAATTGTATAGTGATTAATCTATAGCTCTTTTTTGCAAAGAGTGCAAGGTATCCTGTAGTAAAAAATTGATTTTTGATAGCGCTTAAGTGGCTATCGAAACTTCGGGCTTGGCGTCTTTAATTTGTTTAAGACGGGTAGCTTCTTCAAATTCTCGAGCAATAATCTGTTTAACAATTTCCTGAATTTTTTTATCAATATAGGACATGTTAATATTATACTTGCCCTCCTTCAGGTGCTCCTGTTGCCACTCTAGTTCCAAGGACCGTTTCGTAGTGTATAGGTCTTCGGTCATTACTAACCTCCTCATAGGTTATCCATTTACCTCGTTTAGAAGTAAATCCATCTTTCTCCAGTTTTACCTCATTTTTTCCTAGTTTGTCAAGGATTGCTTTTTCAATACTTATGGCACTGTTTTCACACATAACATTAAAGTCAGCATAATAGCCACAATATCGAATTTGTACTCGGAAGTTTTTCATAGTGAATTTCTTACTTTATAGTCGAAATGAGGCAGTTTTAAGGCCGCCTCATTTCTAATTTATTGATTACGCTCCTTGTACGCCGAAGATACCTCTATAGTCGGATACGCCAAAAACGTATCTTTCTCTAGCTTTGTATCTAACGTTACCAGTATCAAAGTCCCCTTCCATTGCAGTTGTCAATGGTGTTCTTTGGAACATTTTCATACCGTTAGGTACGTCCGTGATAAGATACCAGCTATCAGCATCAGTTAAGAAATTGTTCACTCTATATCCTTGAGGAACCATTCCCATTGAAAAGATAGCATTGAGATCGTTATCAGCAGTACCAGTTCTACCTTGAGATTTTAAAATTCTCTCAGCATTGAACTGATTGCCAGAAGGGACAATCATCTTGACCCCTTTAGCTGCTATTCTTAAACCTCGTTCATCAGTGAACGCATTAATATCAATTAATGCTGTTTCTAATGAAGTTTCGTTTAAGTCTGCTTGAGTTGTTAAAGTGTTTTTAACATTTGTTCCACTTACAGTTGTGTGTGCAGTAGAGAACAATGCAACGCCATCCCCTGATTTAAAAGTTGCCGTTTGAGGCAAGCCATTAATCAATGGGTTAGCTGCTTTAACTTCTTTCGCATTGGACATGGATCTAGCCAAAGCTTTTGTATAACGAGAAGCAAGTCTGTCGTAGAGATTATCTTCGATAGCTTCTTCTGTTATCGCAAATGCTAGAGCGATAGTTTCCATTGTGTACCTTGCAGTGTAGGTTTCTTCAGCATCATCATATCCGATGCCTTGACCTTCTGCTTTTACTTCAGCGTTCGCAAAACCAGATAACATAACTTCTTCTTCAAAAGCTCTGTCAGATGATTCTGTAACGTATATTTCAGCATGTTGATTGTCATACCGTTTGTATTCCAGCCCAAATAGTGCATTTAGGCCTGGTTCTAGTTCCTTAACTAGCTGTGCTCGTGATATTGCCATTGTCTATATGCTCCTATTATGACGCAGTCGTCAAACCGCCAGAGTTTATTTGGTTAAGGTTCTGAACAACGACAAAAGTGCAGTTAGCACTTGCTATGTCGGAGTTTTCAGGGTCCTCAGCCGAACGTAATAATCTCCATTGGTTCGCTGTTGCGTCAGCGGTTCCATACGTCAGTTCTGAACTAGATTGTCCACTTGTTGTGGAACCTGCTGCTGTTACCGTTAAGCCGTACGTTTCAAGGTGATCGGCTTGTGGAACTGCTGCATCCGCTGAAACATTGTAAAGTTGAAACGGATTGTCCATAACAAAAGCTGTCGTATTTTCGCTGTTTGCTGGAGTAACGTCAGAATAGTAATTCTGCCAAGTCGGCTTCAAAGTTGTAGCCGCATTGTAGAATACACCATTCAACACACCGATTGTAGTGTTAGTTATAGCTGCCTGTGCGGTTTGAATGTATCCATTAACAGCCCTTACGGATGTTCCTTGATACATAGATGTACCGTACGCTGACACTATATAGTATTTAGATTGTCCTTGGTTCGTATAGTTTGACCCTAACGTTCCTTGAGGAATTAATCCAAATCCAGCACTGTTACGATTTGCCATAGTATTACTCCTAAATGTTTACAGTTTTACCTGTAAACGGTTAATTAAAATCGATGATAGGCATTACGCCGTAGAAATAAAATTTACTTCTTTGTACCACCGAAGGTTACGCGAGATTGTCGATCAACATTGATCGGCATACTCTTATGCTGTTCCTTCATGAGATCGTGTTCTACTGCTTCGTCTTGCCCTTTAGATAAACTATCTATATAGGCTGCACGTTGCTTCGCAATCTCTTCCGATATCCTTGCCAGCAAAAGGCCACCAACTCCAATGACACCTGCGTAGTTACCATCGGTAATTACGGGATATTGAGTACCTGGATATTCATCGGCTCTTACCAATTCAAATCCATCTCTCAAACGAG